GTTGTCCCTAACGCAGATATATCTGAAGGTGATACACCTAATGATATAGCAGGATACGCATGGAACGGAGTTACCGATTCCATTACCGGTCTATCAGGAACTATTGTTCCGTGGGCTGAGACAGAAATGGTTAAGAGTACAATCATTGGTGAAGAATTCGCTAAGATTGAGGAGTCTGGTTAATCATGTGCTGTAAAAAAGGATGTGAGTGTACAGATTGTTGTACAGAGGATTAATTATGGCTAAGAAAAATACTAAGAAAGTTGAAAAAGTCATTGAAGAAATCAAAGAAGAAGTGCCCGAGGCACTTACATTTACTGAAAAAATAATTGCCCGTAGGGGTAAATCCATAACCGTGAGAACATACTCTGACGGTAAGGTAGAGGAATTATAAATATGGCTAAGAAAGCAAAAGCAACAAAAAAGGCTGAGCCTAAACCTAAAGTGAAAAAGGAAGAAAAGAAAGAGATACCCAAATGTGAAGGTCACTCTGGTCCACCATGTGCAGACCCAGATTGCCCAGAATGGGGTAGATGGTAGATTTTTAGATGGGGTTATTAACGACCCTATCTCGCTGTGAGTGTAATCCCAAAGAGGATTGCACTTGTGGCAAACGTGTTTTAATAGACTATAAGGCATAACTTTTTATAGTTAGAAAAACTAAAGTAATGAACCGCATTGGAGTGGTAAAATGTTTAAAAACGAAGTAGCAGAATTTATATATAAACGAACGTATTCACGTTGGCTAGATGAAGAGGCCCGCAGAGAAGATTGGCCGGAAACAATTGAAAGATTTATTGAATTTATAATTTTAAAAAACCCAAATATACCTGACAAAACAATTAATAAGATAAGAAAGTATATGACAAAATTTGCAGTAATGCCCTCCATGCGATTTTTATGGGCCGCTGGTCCAGCTGCTGAGTTTGATAACACTTGCATTTATAATTGTGCATTTGGAAAAATAAACACAGTAGATGCTTTTGCTGAATGTTTATATATATTAATGTGTGGAACTGGTTTTGGTTTCTCAGTGGAGAAAACTGAGGTAGAAAAATTACCTGAAGTACCTACAATTAAATCAGGTCAAGGTTTACCTAAAGAAATGATAGCAGACTCTAAAGCAGGGTGGGCTGATTCAGTAAAGACCCTGATGAACAGTCTCTATAAGGGACAAAATATTTATTTCGATTACTCAGAGATTAGACCTGAAGGTGCTCGACTAAACACTATGGGAGGAAGAGCATCAGGTCCCCAACCTCTAGTAAAATTGCATGATTTCATACGTGAGACCATGCACAACGCCCAAGGTCGAAAGCTCACGACACTTGAAGCTCACGATATATGTAATCAAATTGCAGAAATAGTAGTCGTGGGTGGAGTTAGACGCAGCTCACAAATCTCTTTGAGTGACCTTGATGACAAAGAAATGCGTCACGCTAAGGAATGGCCTTTCCCTATTAAACGTGCTATGGCAAATAATAGTGCGATATTCAGGGAAAAGCCTTCCGCAGCACAATTTTTAAAAGAATGGGCTTCATTAGCTCTATCAGGCACTGGAGAAAGAGGTATATTTAATCTTAGTGCTGCACAGAGCAAAGCACCATCAAGACGTTACGCTCCTCTTATCCAAGGAACTAATCCTTGTGGAGAAATAATGTTGCGGGATATGGAATTCTGTAACCTTTCGGAAGTAGTAATAAGAGCCGAGGATGATTTAGACTCCTTGTTAGACAAAGTTGAGACAGCAACGTGGCTTGGTGTAATACAAGCAACCTTTACGGACTTTCCGTATCTGAGAAAAGAGTGGAAAAAGAACTGTGACGTAGAACGGCTTCTAGGTGTCAGTTTAACCGGTCAGATGGATAACCCTTCGGTTCTCACATCGGAATGCTTAAAAGCGCTTAAAAGCCGTGTTTTACGCATATCTCGTAAAGCAGCAAAGGTACTCGGTATAAATGTGCCTGTTGCGACCACTTGTGTTAAGCCATCAGGAACTGTTTCACAGCTTGTTGACTCTGCGTCTGGCGTCCACCCAAGATACTCTCAATACTACATACGTCGTTACCGAATTGCAGCCCGTGACCCATTATTTAAAATGATGAAAGATGCAGGTATAAAAGCATCACCAGAAGTGGGGCAAGATAAAAAGACAGCTACCACATGGGTATTAGAGTTTCCAGTTAAATCTCCCGAGGGATGTATAACCCGTAAAGATGTCTCAGCTCTTGAGCAACTGAGCCATTACAAAAACTTACAACACAATTGGTGTGAACATAACGCTAGTATGACTGTGTATGTTAGAGACGATGAATGGTTTGAAGTAGGTAATTGGGTTTATAAGAATTGGGATATCATTAATGGAGTATCCTTCCTACCATACGATGGTGGTAAGTATGAATTAGCTCCTTATGAAGAAATTGATGCCCGAACCTACGAAAGGCTTATAAAGAAACTCCCCGTAATTAATTATACACAACTCTCTCAATACGAGTTAGAAGATACTACCCAAGGTAAAGGGGAGTATGCTTGTGTGGGAGATAGGTGTGAAATTTAAACATGGAATTTGAAAAAGACATTACAGGTTATGGACGCAAAATGGGTCGTGACGCAGGACTTAATTCTGAGGGTAGAATAGATTCTGTCGTTAAACTTGGTGGTGGAGAGTTCGAAGGTATGCAACCAGCTGGAACTGTAGCAGTCAGAACTATGAACCCCGGTGGTTCAGAAACATCTGGTGGTGGTGCAAATGCTGGTGACTACGCTCCTTCCTATGGTAGAGATGATGGTGTCACTGGAAATCCACGTGGACCCCCAAACATGAACACCCCTTAGCTATCTTGTTGTTTAATATATTCAGCGAGAGTCGGTGGTTTTTTATTTATATTTATTCCCACAGAGTAACCTCCCGGAGTAAAAGCAATCTTTTTACCACGAATCCTGTAGTTGCCTGAATATTCTTGTTGGTCCGTGCTAATGTTTACTACATCATTTTCAGCTAAATAAACACCTTCTAGAGTGTCTATACCATATTCATATTGAGCTTCTAAATTAGCTCTAAATATTTTTTGAGCAAAGTCCCTACAAGCAGCAGGAGATTCAAGGTTTTTATTATCAACTTCTAAGTAACTTACATCCAAAGCCTTACGAGCTCCCTCGTGAGTGAAAGTACCCTTTACTTTATTTTTTCCCGTTACTATAATCATAGTGGGTATTTTTTTATTAATAATTTTTAAACTTGTAATATTATCCTTACTGTTAAATTTATATGTTATATCAGAGGTTTTTAAATCACTTTCTAACTCTATAACCAGCTGAGATTTTTTACCGTCATCTATTACCTTAAGTATATTAGGTCTCGGTAACTCTCCTGAATCATCTACGGCTCTTTTTAATAATTCTTTTATTATATCTAATACTGCGTAAGTTCCTCTTAAAGGAGGAGCAGAAGAACTAATTAAAGGAGAAGTGTCTCCTATACAATCGGTTCCTATTTTAGAATCCAACTTAACCATTTTTATAGCTTTTCTAATAGCATTACCAGCAGTAAGACCATCAAGATTATCCTCCTCAGTTAAAGCTAATATAGCTTGGTCTGGACTACCTCCTAAGACCAAATATCCTAAAACGTCTTGAGCCATTATCCTTATAAAATTAAATCCTTTTTTCACTCTTTTAACATAACCCCTAAACAAAGGAGTACCACTCTCTTCGTTGATATACATAACAACTTCTTTGTTCCATAATTTCATTTCATTACCATAGCGTAAAGGAATCTTAAAATCCATAGAAGCAGCACGTAAGCCTCCTGTATTAGTTAAAGCTCCATCTAAAAAGGTTACTTCTTTACCATCTATAGTAATTTTAGGTATAAGTCTGTTCATCAGCTATTCCTCCTAGTGGGAAAATATCTGTCATTAATTTACCCGAAGTATCTAATAACGCAATACCATCAACACCTAAAGTAAAAGTGTAGTTAACTATTCTACGCGGTCCTCCTACCCCAGCTGTTTCATTAATATTTTGAACTACTCCAAACAGTCTTAAAAATGTACCATCCTTTTGTGGCTCATCCCAATATACCCTACAATCCTGTGCTTGAATCTTACGGAGAGTGTGTAAATGTCCATAAAGAGTGGAAGGGCCTTGGTTATCAAAAGCTTGTGAAGTGGCAACACTTTCATCACCCAACGCCACACTAGTAAAACCAACCTCCTGCAACTGAACCCCTGTTTTAGTAATAATAACCTTTCCTTTATGAGTAACTGCTTTATAATAAGTACCAGCTCTACCCACATTAATACTACTAGTAATAGCTAGAGAATTTAAGTTGTAAGCTGAATCATCTATTACTCTAACTACAGCACTTGAACTTTGATTAGCATCAAAAATATTCCATAATTCTGGATGTATATAATCACTCCCTAATTTCATCGTACCAGACAAACCTATTTTTACAGCATATTTTTGTTGATTACGCCATGAAGCTTCTATACTTTCTCCAATTCTGTCTCCTCTCGAATCGTCAGGGTATAATGTATATTGGTTAGGGAAACCATCTGATGGATATTCACTATCAACTCCTAAAAGTTTATGTGCAGTTCCACCACTAGGTAAATAGACTTTACTGAATCCTGTAAAGGCATTATACATATTAATACGCCTTACAACAAATTCAATATCCCCACTTAAACTTTGACAACTATCTCTCAAAGATGCCGAACTATCTCCTATATGGAAGTATACAGTATCGTCACCATCCCATCCATCATCACCATCTTTAGTTAACCAAAAGGCATTTTTATCATAACCAGCTGGTGAAGTAATTTGAGCAATATATTTAAAAGAACCTATATCAACAGCATTTAGAGCAGTTGTGTAGGTTTTAAATTGAGAAGATATGTCTCCACTAGAAGTTCCAGTAATTACGAAATAATCACCAAACTCAGTTCCAGTTTGCACTGAACCAGAGACACTTCCTGACATTATTCCAAAATCATAATCATTACTACTCGTAACATGACCAATCTTTCCTCCAGCCAAATCTTCTAAAGTTACGCTATTCCAATTATCAATCATATCATAAGAAATAATACCACTCTTAGATAAACTACAAGAAACTTCTGAATATTTATCATTAGTGGTATCTCTATACTCTTTACTGGATGCTGTTCCGTCAGTAAATTCTACAGGTTCCCAATAAGCATTCATTAATCTATTACCTGAATTTTCAACCTTTAACAAAGAAACAGAATCGATACCCCATGGAGGGGCAGTGGAAATAGATGATTGTAAATAAGGAGCATAATTAGACATATTAAAAAACAATTTGTCAGTCTTAGAATCAAGAAGAACTATTAAATATTCCTGCAAGGGAGTAGTCCTGTCATTATTCTCCATATCTCTCCATGTGTGGTCATTAGTGCCGCTTAGACTTATTTGACCACTGCTAGAGTTTTGTAAATTTTGATTAGTATAGTCCTTACTATTTGAATCAGCGTTTGTAGCACCATCATCTAATATTTTAGTAGGATTACCACGGGCATCACTTGCACTAGCATCTGTAGTACTGCCGGGGTTTTTATTCCATGAACGTACAGGAGTTATCCTAAACACATTAGGCATATGTAATGGATTCTTATAACTGTTAGCCCCTGCTTTACCTTGACTTCTTACTAAATAATATTGGTCCATAAATCTACCAAAATCATCTAGAGGAAATTGGTCCTGAACATATGTGGTAGCATCATTAGAAGACCATGCAGCAGAAGTGTAATACCACGGGTTATAGGTACTTCCTTTGTTGTAAGTTAAACCATAAGGATTTAACATGTAAGTGTAAGCTAAAGATTTAGTTGAAGTAGTGGTTTCTGGATAAGTAAATTGCCAATAGTTGTGAACGTGTGTATCAGTACCATGGAAAGTATAACCACCGGATTTAATAACTGCTCCACTATTATGAGAACCAGATGCGTTAATAAACCCACGCGTTACATTAAGTAAAGCTGTAGAAGAAACGCCATCATAATATATCATTTCTCCACTATTAGAAGCTTCTGCGGCTATAGATGCCATCCCAGAAGCAGGAAAACCAGTAGCGTCTGTTACAGGTATTTCTGTCGCAGTCGCGTTAACTCCAGCACTTAAAGTACTAGAAGCACCAGAAGTAGCCCACCCATTAACTGGAGAGAACCACATCTTACCTGTATCGTAAAAATAAGAAGATATAGAAGCATTAGAAGCAGCAGGTCGACTCTGAGAAAAATCAGCTGTAATCAAACGGTCTGCATCATTAGCTCTTTTTATAGGGTCACCTGCCGTTACATAACACACAGGTAAACCACGACCAGTAATATTACCATTCCCATATCTTGAACTGGCTGTAAATAAACCAATTTTTAATTTATTCAAAGCTGCATTTTCGGTGAACGACGTCTTACCAGACGCACCCATATATTTAGGATTTTTATAAATAACTTCTAAAACACGAGCAACACTAGCTCCTGATATTAAAGGACCGTTTGTAGCTGAACCACTTTTTAATACATCTTTAAGTCCTGTGTTACCAGTCAAACCTGTTCCAGATAATATACAAGAAAGAGTTTGAACCACATGTTCCTCACCTCCAGATGGAGCTGACCAAGAAGTATTAGTCATAGTACCTGTACCATCAATTATAGGTAAAGCTAATACACAAGTTATGTCTACTTCAATAGGACTAAAATAAGCTAATTCAGTATCAGTAAGAGTAGGCATAATACAAATATATAATTTACCGGGCCCACTATCTTCAAACACACTATTGTCTATACCTGCTTTGGCGTCTGTATTATTAACACGTGTTACTCCTGTTACGGCAGAATCAACCATAGGTAACGAAGCTATATTGGTATCTTGAGAGAAAGGTACTAAATCAGCTTCACTACTATTAGCACTATAATATCGAGATACAAATCCATTAGAATTAACTGTTTGTATAACAGGATAAAAAGTACCTGTAGCATTATAAGTGTGTGTAAGTGTGGTGCCTGTGATATTTTCTGTACTTGTAAACCATTGATAATTTGCTTCTGTTTTTTTATTAGATTCACCATCGTCCCAATCCACATACATAGCACGCACATTATTATCTTTAAATGTAAAGGTTCCCGTAACCTCGGTATTAACTGTTCCAGTTGTAGTATTCCACGTTAAACTCATTCATCCTCCTCTACAAACCATGTATATTTTCCTTCTTCGTCAGTGGGTACAACATGAGCACAATAACCCCTTGTTTTTGTATGATGAGAGTTTAAACATGTCTGTTCTTTTATTTCTTTACCTTCTTCATCTACTCCTGTTACACGCAAAGTAGGGCAAACATTCGATTCAATAATCTGGGTTGGCTGGCTCATATTGTAGCCCTCCATGAAGCTTCATTAGTAGAAGCTTGTGTTTTAGTTGATTTACCTCTAATATTATGATAATCACATACAAACACCTTAGCATTATGACTAATCAACTTAGTTCCAGATAAATCTAATTCGTTAGCAGTATTATGTATATATTCTTGGCTGTTTGGGACTCCTATTATTTCATGATTATAAAATACCAACTCTTCTATGTGGCCATTGAAAGTTTGTCCTTGGAATGGCATACCTATAGCCTTTACAGTTAGCACAACAGAAGCACCTCCACCACCACCCATCTTAGCATCAGCAAAGGTTAATGTATCATCCACAGCATATCCAGAAGCTCCCGATAATATAGTAAATGTGGGCGTACCATCACTTGCTACTACTATTTTAAACTTAGTATCGGCAATTACCCCTGAACCATCCGTCGATGTAGGCGTTACTCCACTACCTCCTCCATCATAGGTATCAGGTGTTCTACTTCCATCAGCAGCACCATTAGAGGTATAAGACCAAATAGCACTACTAGCTTGGTTTCTTGCAGTGCCTATAAATAAATCAGTATCGGTAGTAGGTAAAGCTGGCATTGTATCTGCATAAGCTTCTAATACCCCGTCAACATATAATTTAGCATCAGGTCCTGTGGCGCTTCCACTATTATAAGTATAAATAATATTAACCGCACTACCATCATTTGGTATAGGTGTAGAAGATGTTAAGAAAGTTCCTGCATGACATACCTGCACATAAGGCGTACTACTTCCACTAATTTGCATAGATAAACCAGTTCGCACTGGAGAACCATTATTAGCATCAACTCCTTTAGAAAATATAAATTGCCATTGTTGGCTTGTACCGCTTACTGGAGTACAGTGCGCCATAACGCTGAATTTTTGAGTTTCCGCAGCAGAACCAAACGGAAATGAAAAATTACCTCCACTAAGTAAAGTGGCATATTGTCCTACAGTATCCGGACTAAAGGTAGGTGCCCATCCTGAAATACCTGTTAAATCACAAGTTAAAGCACTTTCATAACCATTAGCTGCTACAATACCCAAAGGTTGATTTTCTATCCCAGCAGCATTAGCTAAAGTGGTGCTAGTTCCACTTACTACATCATAAACATAATGAGAAGTTACAAAACTTTTCATATTCTGGTTAGGAGGTTCTTCATTAAGAGGCATCCACAATCTAGCTCCATGGTATTTATTAGCAATACTACCAGTCCCTACTATCATATACCTATACCACACATCCTCTTCTTGTTCATCCCATGTAAATTTAACAGCATTTAAGTCTTCAGTAGTTAAATCATAAAGATTCACATCTGATTCCAATAAATCAAAAGCAGGTTTTACATCTAAATTTCCTATTACTGGAGGTAAATCTATATATTGCCAGTAAAAACGAGGAGTTCTATATATATCGCTTGATACAGGACTATATAAATCTACTCCACTATTGTTCATTTTTCCATCCATTCTACAAAATAGAAGGAAACTCTGTTCATCAGTAATAGTCTGAGTATCAATAGGACCACTTAAATCAAAATCAACATAATTACCCGAAAGAACTCCTTTCACATCTACCTCTCCACCTGTAGAAGTATCTATGTCATAAGGGCCATATCCCCAATCTTGCCCTAACTCAAACACACTAGCTTCCTCATCAAATTCAAAATCCCATACATTATGAGACATTGCGGAGCGCCCTACGGTACCTGTAGCAGTAGTATCATAACTGTATATATTTTCATTGAAAGTTGTCCCTGTGTGAGCAGTTGTTGGAGTAGTATCAACTTTAAAAATACTTGAATAGCTGCGGGAAGCTGGTAATTGATTATTACTTGCACCATATGACGCGTTCGTAGGATAAGTCATAGTTACCCAGTATTTATAAGGAGAAATATATAATTCGTTCCAAAACTTTCTTTGCATATATGGTTTACCACCAGTAGACGTAGTTACTTTTTTATTAAAGGTAATGGTATTACCTACTATAGAGCCTGTTTCTGCTAATTTTATTCCTGTTAAACGATGATTATTATTGTCTGAAGCATGAGCTCTATAAATAATATACTCATCATCTGAGAATTCATTAAATATAGAAGGGTCAGCTACTTGGATTTGATTGTCTGCCAATCCGTTACCAGCTCTGGGAACCCCTGTAATTTTAACAGACGCACCTGCGTGCTCACGTTTACCCCAATTACCATAATCTACAGCAGTATCATTCCCCGCACTACCAGATACACTCACATAAGCAAATCCTTTTTGAGTAAAAGCATCTGTAGACATAAAACTATTAGAGCCTGAAGCAATAGTCATTTTATTACCAGCTACAGTACCCGCATCTGTTATCTCATATGACGCACCAGATAAATTATTATAACTACCAACCATCTCACCATACTGTACTTCTACAGCACCACTAATATAATGAGCTCCCATAAATTGGTGACCTAATTTATTAACATCATTAGTTACAACGTTATCAGCCATACTGATAAAACCTCCATTGCTAAAATTAGTCCAGAAAGGATAATTAAAATAATTTAATCCATTAAAATCAAGAGTAGAAAAATCCCCAAAAAACATATAATTCGCATTATTACCACTTTTATCATCCCATCCCATTATTACTTGATTGGATGGATGTAACGTTCGATAACTGGCTGCATTCGTTCCCCCTGCATTAGTTCCTGAAACTGCGTTAAAAGAAATTAAACGTCGATGATTTTCGTTCCCACTACCAGAACCTGTAATATTGTATAAAGGAGATTCAACACTAGAAGGGGCAATAGTCCACGGAGAAACTCTTCCATTAGTTGCAGTATGGTTGTTGATTTTAGGGGTAAAATCTTTAATTGTAATGTTATCTATATATAACTCAGTTTCCTGTGTAGAACCATCAGGAGAAACATCTCCATAATAATAATAATCGTCATCTTGACCATTAAGTATTTCTGTTTCACGCCTTGTGTTGGCACTACCAACAATATATCTATAATTATTTACCCATATTATCATATGCTTTGGAAATAATTTTGCAGCATCATCTTCATCTAAGGTAGCATTAAGTTCCCCAGTTTCATTATCCAAAGGACACCAGAATTTTGTTTTTGATACATATTGTGACACTGATTGAGTATCATCTAGTGGATTGCATGGGAAAGGAATATCTATAAATGGATATTCTTCAGTACTTGATAATTCTGGGTCAGTTCCTCCTCCTTCAACTTCAAACATAGCTCTACAAATAGGACCCTGTGAAGCATATTCATTAGTAGGAGAACTAGCATTTAATTTAGAATAAGGGATATTACTAAAAGAAGCATCGGAATTACAAGCTAATACATCCCAAAATAAACGTAATTTAAAGAAAGAATTAAAAGGTAATTTTTGCCATAAAGGAGGACCTGCCCATAGTTCAGTAGCATCTGTACCTAATTGACTTTGATACGCATCTATCCAACTATCAACTCCCAAACGAAGTAAGTAATCATCTCCAGTAACAGCAGCACTTACACCTCCCTTTTCATCAGTGCGGAATGTTAGAGTTTCATTCACTCTCGTAGCTGTGGCTGGTTGCGTTAATTTAAAAGCCGTACTAGATGTGATTGATGCAATTTTAGTTCCAGAAGGTAAATATGTACTTTCCACTGTTTGTCCTGCTTTTATACTTGTATTAGCGGTGTGTGTAACACTAACACTGTCAGTTGTTAAATCACATGAGGCATCTGTAAAAACTCCATCGTCATACTTTCCTGTACAAAGTCGAATAAAACCGCCATTTTCAAAAAGTTTACCATCTCCTACACTTTTACCACTTAAATCATTTTTAGGCATTACAGGGAGAGCTTGTGCATAAATGGTATTGGTATCCAGAGAAGGATAAGATTGTCCAGTGTTTGCTGCATCGGCTGCACCAGTATCATTATATATACTTCCATATGTCCTAAACATGAGCCCCCCAACTATACCATGCTTTGTTTGTTGTTTTATATAGAAATTATTTAAACCATAATTAAGAAATTCGTCAAGAGTAATATTAGCACTCGTACTCACATCTGTTGGTGTATAATTAGAAAAAGTAATGACTACACTGCGTAACAGACTTTCACATTTGTCATTAGTATAATCTGTAGGGTCTATTGTAGCTGCTTGTGCACGTGCGTTTACAGTAGCTCCCGCAGCTAAACCATAAACCATAGCGTCTCCTCCTTCAGTATATTTTGAAGTGTGCGTACTAACACCATATAAAGGAGTAGCTCCTAGTTTATCTATACGCATATCCATAGATATCTCAGGGAAATATGTACGCCTATCACTTACAGCGTAGCTATTATCACTATCGTGGCCGCAATCTGTAATTAAAGGTATAGGAATATTATAAATAGAAGCTCTAGCGGTTTGACCATTTACGTCAGCACTTCTTCCATATTCTACTTCAATAGCTGTTTTACCACCAGACGCTCCTTGTGAGCCACTAGCAAAATCCCAGCTATGATAGAAACGAGCAGCGTTACCAAATCCCTGCCCTTCAGTTTTAGATAAATTGAGTAATGAATACACTAACGGATTAGTTGCATCTGCGTTCCATGGATTGTGTACTAAACGCGAAGAAAAAATTTCATTAAATATTGTATTGTTGTTAGTCTGACGAGCTTCACTGTCGTCCCCCTCAGGTAGTGGGTGCATAGACCCGTATTGAATCCAATCTGTAATCTGGTGACGGTCGGTTCTGTTATACTCCCCAGAAAATTGAATATGTTTAGATTGTTTGATACTACCATCTTCTTTTCTTACTTTAGGGTGCCATGTGATGGTGCGGGCGCTGGAGTCGGTGGACAGCGCGGACGAATATGTTTGTGAGGCTTCTTTGGTTAAATAAATTCTTGCTATACCTCCACCTCGACGCCCTAAACCTCCCATACTCTTAGAGTAATCAGGGGCGGCTTGTCCTCCACCTATTACATTGTTATTGTTATTTAATGTCACAGACGTACTCCCATCTGACATACTTAGATGTTGGTCACGAGGGTCAAATGTTCTGTAAGGTTTAAGGTCCTTTTTAGCTCTATTCCTAGTGACAGAAGCTTTTCTCGCATGTATATCTACAGCGTCATCATACCATATAAAAGGGTCACTACCCATATAACCTTGTATGGCGGCAGGACTATAATTTAAAGAATCTCCTTCTCCATCAAAATCTTCTATTGAATATGTAATTCCTCCTTCAGGGTAAGTATTACTATAGATAGCACCAACATCAGCAGCACTGGCTGGGGTAATTCCTCCCTCTTTTATTTCAATATCATCTTTAAAAACATACATCGATAAAGAAGCAGGTTGACCCGCAGTACTCACATCTGCTCCACTAGCAAACATTCGTAAATATCCCCCTATTAAATCATACCTACCAGCAGTTAGTTCGTTGTTAATATTACCAGAGACCACGTAGCTTTTATTTATATCTCCAGTTGAAAAATCTAATATTTGTGAAGTTGCAGCTATAGGTAAATCAGGCATTTCTGATATCAAAGGAAGGATAGACCCTGAAGCGGGAGTATTCTTTAAAAAGAACCTATTAGGTCGAACCTTTATCATGCAATACCTCCGAAAGAATCAATTCCTATTGACACATCTTTTAACACTACTCTACCACCTAATAAATCTTGGGTTTGACCAGTATTTAACATTTGCCCTGAATTACCGGGCATAAAGAGTTCTGGTCCTTGTTCTCCAACCAAATAAGGCCGACCTCCTCCCATGCTACCACCACCAGCCATAGGTTGGACATACCCACCAGACTGAAGAACTCCTCCCATCTTTAGTAAATCATATCCGAGCCATGCAGCCCCTAGTGCCATTCCAATAGGACCCAAAGCAGCCAATCCAGCTCTTGCTCCTATTTTAGGTACAAAAGCTCTCATAGCCTTTTTAGTTCCTACTTTCATCATACCCCCTGAAGGGCCTCTAATCATATTTTTACCAACATATTCATATCCTTTCTTTAAAGTGCCGCCTGAGGTTACACCTCGACTAGCTAATAAACCGGTTGCTAATCCAGCACTTGTGGCACCACTAGCAACAGCAGCTCCTGCACCAGTGACCATAGTATTAACAGCCCCTATCTTCATTAAGCCCACACCCATAGCACGTAATAATTGAGGGATTCCCATAAAAGATAATGCTTTCCAAGTAGCAGCAAAAATAAGTAACCCTTGTACTAATTTACTATCACTATTCAATAATCTATCAATAATCCTCAATGGTACTAATATAACTTGCCAAAGACGTTGTACTGTAGGTAATAAATCCTTTATACCCATAATTAAATTCTTTACAATTTCTACAATTTCTATCAAATATTCAGTTGACATATCTTGTAATTGTTGACCAAATTCTGTAAGTCTTTGTTCACCATTCTCAGTTACTATAATCATGTCTTTAAACCCTTGAACTGACTCTACAACAGCCTTATGGAAACCATTAATAAATTCCGTTCCTTCATAAGCTGCATCTCTCAATGCAAAAATAGAGAAAATATTAGTCTTTAATATTTGTAATTGTGCACCCAATGATTCGTTCTGAATTCGAACCATTTCATCTAATTGACCACCTGCGTTAGTGGTATCTTCAACAGCCTGAGTAAACTCATCAGAAGCTTGAACTAAGTGGATAAACGCAGTAGCACCACGCACATTCAAGTCTTGTATCAGAGTAGTTAATAACTCTGTATTTGATGCAGTTTCTGGACCAACTGCGGCTGCAAACTGAGAAGCTATCTCAGTTAATTGTAACATTTCACCTTCCGCGTTGAGAATTTCTACTCCCATTTTACGGAATCCTACTTCAGCATCCATAGCACTTTCAGCAAATTCAGCCAATGCTTGTCTTAAACCCCTACCAGCTATACCAGCCTCTAAAGCTCTATTAGTCAATATCTGTAGAGCCCCTAACAATTGGTCAATAGATTGCCCTGTAGAGGTAAAGAAAGGTAGAGCAAACTTAACAGCGCTTGATAAATCTTGATATTCAATAAGAGATTTCTGAATAGCATAAGCAAATTTATCTGTTATTAGTGCTGCTTGGTCCATTTCCATACCAAATCCAAACAATGTCTGTGCAGTTAATTTAGAGATAGTATTGTGGTCTCCCTGTACCGCCATGGATAATTTTAAGGTGTGGGGTAGAACTTCTAAAGCTTCATTGGCTTCTAAACCAGCCGATGCTAGTTGGTAAAGACCAGTAGCACCATTTTGAACAGCAATACCAAAATTATTACCAAATTCAACAATGCTGTTTCCTACTTCAAAGAGATTATCGTTAGTCAAATTAAAAACAGAATTAGCATTTAAAAGTTCTCGTTCAAATTCAACTAAATCTTGGGTGTTTTGATTTAATTTGTAACCGACTGCTGTTAAAATAGCAACACTGGTTCTTAAAGCACTGTTAAATTGACTGCGTACTGCATTAGTTACGTCAATTACACCTTCTGCCAACTCACTTACATTCTTAGACATAAAATCATATTCCGCAGTAAGTTGTTTAGAAAGTTGAATTCGTTCCTTTATGTCTCCTAACAGCTCTTTTTGAGTTAAAAGTTGGTCTTCAGCATTTTCAGCTTCTTTTACTGCAAGATTGTATGCATCTTTTTGTGGCTTTGTTTTCCTTTCCATCAGTGCAGCTTCTTCATATAAGTTTTGAATTCGCTTATTTTCCTGACCAATATACATTTGTAAATGAGACACAACAGCTTGTCTTTCTGCTTCATTCATTTTATGTAAATTACCAGCTAACTGAGTAACATTATGGAAAGATTCCCCTTTCTTCATACCCCGAGTTAATTTATCACCTAAATCTTTACTCAATATTGACTGTATTTTAGAATAGTTACTAGATAAAGCAGAAGCAGATTGAGACATACTTCCTTTGGTTTCAGCGTTTATTTTGGACAAAGTGGTCTTCATGCGTGCTACAATCTGATTATTCATTTTATCAGTTAAACTAAGTGCTTTTTTGTTAGATTTATCCATTTCCGCGGCATATTTCCCTGAGATATCACCACGTCCTCTGGCTAATTCTATCCTTTTTTGTATATTTGTGATAGCTCTAGCTAATACTCCACCAGTCTTATTTAAAGCCTGTGGACTAGGAACGGCTAAACCAATCGCGACACGCGCTGCAAAAACTTGTCCTGCAAAACCCATTATTAAATATCCTTGAAACTAGGTTTCTTGTGTTCTCTTCCTGTCATTGCTTCGTAACGACGCCGTGTAACTAGATAATCGTGATATTGTTGTCGTACTTGAGGCTTGTTTTTAGCCATTTCTTGTACATCTTTATCATCATATCCATCCATCGAATGCATACGTCTATGCTCATAGGCCGCAGCCAATAGATAGTCTAATTCATAACGGGGCGTATTTTTAATTTCATTCCATGACATCCCTAATTCTTTCATTAAGGGGATGTAAAGTAAAACCGCATCAGGCGATTCTAGCATTATTCCCGAAAACTTTCTCTGATTTCCTCTTCAACACCTAAAATTCTATTAGAAATAGCATATCTTAGAGTGGTTGGTAAAAGCCCCCATTGTTCCTCTGTAATAACAGGACCTTCAGGGTTCTTTTCGTTAGCCTTTAAAAGCATACTTACTACTCTTTTTGACCCAATTTCTTGATATAATGCTAATTTTTCTTCTTCTGGTAAATCGTCTCCGACTCCAGTAAATTTAGGCTCTTCTTTTTCAGTTAATTCACAATATTGAAATGGAACCATTCCATCTCTATATTCAACTTCGTCTTCTTGCACTTCATCAGTGAGTGCTACTAATTCGTCCATTGACCATATTTTCTTTTCTGTCATTGTTTTCTCCTAAGAGCAGGGGCTCAAGCCCCTACCCTAATAAATATTATTTACAGTTCTGCTGCGGTTAATACTGCTTGGTCAGGTGTCTGGCCATAGCTTGGAGTTATGTATGTCATAAACTCTATTGTTTCATCAGCTGAACCATCAACTGCTGTAGTTACAGTGTGTGATTGTACGCAACATCCGGGTATACTCATTACCTCAGTTCCATCTCGTAGAACTATATGTAACCTATATCCGTGGTTTACTGTTGGTTCTTCTAAACCACCAAGGAAATTAGCTCCAGAAACTCCATAACGACCTCCGCCGGTTGAACCACCGCCGGTAGCACCATTAAAGATAGCATCATACGCTAAATCTGTTTTCTTTCTAGTTAGAGAAACTGTAGTTTCCTTTTTAATTTCTGCTTTAGTTACCTGTCTGAAACCAAAATAAGTAATATCCTCATCCATAGCTCCAATCGAAACATCTAAACCAGTTATATTTTCTACCGGAGGTGTACCAAAGTCATCACCATCATAAAAACCTATAGGTCCTTCTAAAGGTCCTGCGAAAACAGTTTGACTGTCACTTACTGCGGCAGCCCCACTTGCAACTGTAGTTACTCCTCCATCTGTTACCGTAACGTATGTATCTGAGTTTACGGTATTTTCTGTTGTAATAAATACACTAATATCTTGTCCCATAAAATAAACCATGATTAGAACTCTCCTATTTGTGATAATGTTGCATAGAAGGTATCGCTTGCACCAGTATACATCGTAGCTGGTATTCCAGCTTTTAATTCCATAGTTTCTTCAGTAGTTCCGTCAGAATTCATAGAAACTGTGTGTCCTGTAATAGCAGCATTTTTAACTGTATAAACTTCGCCACCATCTTTCATCTTGATATGTACGCGGTAACCATAATAAACTTTTTCGTTACCGGCACCGTAGGAACTACCGGAAATAGCTTGCCATAGTGGTCTTCTTCCGGCAGATACCTGCATTGTTGACCCTGAATACATTATACCTGCTCGAGCTCCTTGCCTTCTATATGTAGGTAAAGGGTTAACAGCTAACTCTCCGGCTGCTGCGCTCAAAGTAGCAGTTAAAGAATTACTTAGTCTCATAGTTGTTGTACTTGGTATTTCTACAATCTGCGTTCCAAGAGGGACTGCATCATCTCCTCCTATATAATCGCCTACTGAACATTCTGCTACATCTGTAGCGTTGCCAGTTATAGTAGACTCTCCACTCACACCACTATATGTATTAGTGTTTAGATAACTACCATCAAAGGTAAGTATGTCTGAGGGGCCGTTAAAAACTGCATCCCAGCATTCATCAGTTTTTTTATGTGTTAGTGTCACTACTTGTTCTTTTCTTAATTCTACCGATTGTGTAGCAGCATGACCCAGAAAGGGACCTACTTCTTCATCACTGGCAGATATAGACAGGTCAACTCCTGTCAGGTCGTGTACTCGGCTCCCGCTCACATTACCGGGATTACTGTTCATAGTATTAGCAAAGATAGTACCTGAAGGCGCTGTTGTACCTGATGCTACAACCGCACACAGCGGATATCCTTGAGAATCTAATTGTGCGCTTAACCCAATAGCTTTATCAGTTTCTTGCGTTTCCAGCGTGATGAATACATCGACGTCTCTTCCTAGGAAATATGCCATATTATTATCCTCTTATTTTTTTTGTCTAGACATTCAGTGCGTTACACTTCACTCGTTACCTTTAAATTACTTTAACTTAGTATATAAAGCTTTTGCTTCCTACTGACCAAATTGTGCTACCCCTCTTCTTCTTGAAGTTATAAAGGGAGCAATTGATAAATTATAACCTACATCACCAGTAGCTCCTTCACCTGCTCCTTTCCAAGTAGGTTCCATAACATCTCCCCACACTCCTAAATAATGTTTTCGTGGATTACCCAACTCATCACCAATTATATATTCGCGATGTAAATTAGATGTACCCTTAGTATTACCTATTTTTGCCATTCTTGCTTTCCAAACATTAGTAATCCTATTACTTTCTTCCATTAATTGCTCATACCACAACCTTAATTCGGATTTCATCTGTCCTGAAGAATAGTAGTCTGCTAATTGCCTTCCCAATTCTTCAGCTATCTCTGTTGGTTGTAGGGTCTGCATCTGTACTGTCATTTCTGGATTTAAATCCATCGAATCTAAAAAATTATAAACGGAGGACCCTATAGCATTAATTCTATTCTCAGTAGCTACTGCAAAATTACCAGCTTCAACGGCTGCTTTTGCCGTAATTTCCAGTGCTTCTAAGGGACTAATGTGTCCTTGTTGTTTCATCCAGTCTACATACCCCATTATAATATCTCCACTAATAGCCGTGAACGTAAATACATGGCTTTCATCCCAACCTATCTTGGGAACTCCTGTATTTTGTCCACCCACATGAAAATCGGGATAGAACCATGTAAGGCCAGCTGTGTTTTTGGATAAAGGAGCCGACCATAAATGAGTAGTTGATTGCATTGTACTTCTCAATTCTGTCAGTTTTACATCAGACATCATACGCTGAAGGATTTCTCTCATTTCAGCATTCCAATTTAATTCCATACCACTTAAACCATGCGCTTGCCCTTGTTTTGGTGTCATATATGTATCACGTAGAGCACTTAATTTAGTATGCTGATTATCTTCCATTGTCATTCTACCTTGAATACCCTCCCATCTACTCAACATATCATCGTTCATAGAATTTACCACTTGTTTTAACCATTTAGTCCATTCTTCTTTTAAATCTTCATTAGCAATATTACTTGTATCAAATGCTGTAAATAATTTACTACCACCCTCTCGTGCCGCTGCTCGTGTGACTTCTAGATTTAACGCGTCCAAGCCTTCTAATGTAACGTCTCCTTTGAAGTCGGACATTTTATCTTCTAAAAAGTCCCCAAAAGAACGAGTTCTTTCTAAATAAACATCAAATTCACTCCCTGTACCTCTTTTCTGTATTGGGTCACGGGGTGACATTTTCCCTAGCATACCAGAACGGTCAGTAAATTCTGACTGAGGAGTTAAAGATACGTCTTCAGCCATTTCTTCTATCATACGTATCATAATTTCTTGATGTATTCTACTCGAAGCAGGACTAAAATGCTGTTGTAATACTCCCGGACTAAGAGTATCTAAAACATCTGTAAAATCTCTTCCCAATCTAGTCATTTCTACTTCTCCTCCTAACTCAGCAGCTTGACCCAATGCTACTTCCATTCTATTAAATGGTTTATTAGACATAGTAGCTAATCGGTCAGCACCCCTTCCCATAAAAGCGTCTAGACGACCACCGGGTTCATTCCATGGATATTTCTTTAATGTATGTAAATCTTCTTCTTCACCGGGCTCATCGGTGGGAGCGTAGTGCATATACCCCCGTGTACCTTTAGCTTGTGTCATAACTATTTCATTTTGAAGTTTCATACGATATGCTTGACTAAAAGGTATATAGGGTTGAAATCCTACTGTAATATTTCTAAACCAATCTTGCACCAAAAACTGGTCTTTACCACCAGCTGGTACATAAACGAAATCTTCAGCCATTTTACCTCGAATTCTTAAACACTATTATCATCGATGCCATAGCGTTCCATGTTTCTAATTGAGGATTATAGCCCATTTCTCTGAAGCCACTATAATTACGCTCTACCACTTCTGTAGAAGGACTAGCTCCCTGCCAATCCATATCTATAAGTATATTAGCGCTATTAAGCATGAGATAATTAAGCAA